ATTACATGGTTTGTTGGTTTATATACCTTTTCAACATCAAACTTAACCTGTGTTGAATCAAATTCATCATCATGGCTGTAGTCGATTAATGGTTTGGCTGAAAGTTCAACATATCCATCCTTGAATGCAATCTGAAGTTTTCCACCTATTGATGAAAGCATCTTTTTGATTCCCGAATAGCCTTTTATGTATCTGTTCATCTTGTAGTTGTTTAAAACAAGATTGGATAATTCTGATGAAGCCCTAAACAAATCATCAAGGCCCATCCTTGTAATCAATGTGCTGATAACACCATTGGCTTCACCATTAACAATCAGATAATCATCACCGGGATTAGGTTCAAGAACCTTGGTTTCAAGGATTCCATGCCATGTTCTTCCACTGTAAACTAATTCTTTTGTTTCCGTGTTAACTCTGATTTTGTCAATGATTCCACCATATTCTGTACCTTCCATATAAACAATGAATCCATCTTTGCAAACATGGTTGTTAGTATCTGTAGTTAGTTCAAAATCATTTTCATCAAATCCAAAAGCAAGATCAAAACTGAAGTTATTCATAACACCAATATCCTGCTTTTTTTGATTCATATAGATTAAATCCATTTAGGTTCAGACCTTTCTTCTAGGAGAATCAAATCAAATCCATAGTTTCCATCCCAAGTTACTGAATTTTCACCTGATGGAATCTGTTCAAATATGTATGATTCCCTATTTCTGTTATTAAACTTATTCATAACGGTTCCATCATTCTGTGTAAGATTAATTGTTTTTTCCAAACTATCAATGGTTAGGTATTCACCATCTTCAATAGGGCAATTAACCTGATATCTATGGCCTGAAATGTGAATAATTGGATTAACCACAGGGCCATAAATAATCATCCTAAAGTTTGTAGCAACAAAGCCTGTGTTGTTCAGCTTTTTATTTGTCATTTCTGATGTGTAATCAATTGGGAAATCATAGTTGAAATCAAAATTTCTTTTCCCTGTCTGACTACCTGAAGATGCAGAACGCATAAAGGAAACCTTTGATTCTTTAACCCATTTGGGAAAATCTGTTGTAATCGTAAGTGTAGCCTTCATGTAACCTTTGTTTTTCAGATATTCAGTTTTTTTGGAAGCCGTAAAATAACACTTTAGATAATATTCACCTATCACTAACTTACCATGGGATGCAGCAAGAACATCTTTTTCACAGACTTCCATTAATCTGTTTTTAAGCCTTATTCCTTCTTCTTCTGAATTGCAACAAATCATAATGGGGATAGACTTTTTAGCTATCCCCATGTTGAATGATGAAATTCTGTTATTGTTAGAAATGAAATTCCATGAATAGTCATGAAGATCATTTGAATTCACAAAGATTCCATTTCTGCCCCATTCCATAGTTTCATTGATGTGATTGATGAATGTAATTTGTTCAATCATACACTTTTCACCAACCTTGCAAATTCTCTATTGTTTATATTAAGTTTTAATCCTTCTATAGCATCATGCACATCTTGTGGGAACTCTTCAGAAGTATCAACCAATGATTTAAGCAATTCAATCATTGTTCTTAAAAGTTCATTTGTTTCTGTGCTTCCACCAAGGCCCTGTGATTGCATTTCCCTGGTTACTGCCTGAATCCATTTTCTGTTCTGTTCCAAAGGAACAACGGCTTCTGCACCATCACCTTCAAGCAATCCTACCTGTCCTTTTTCAAGCACACCACCTTTGGCAAGTCTTGGAAGTGATACCGAACCAAGCTGAATTGAAACCGGGTTAAATCCTAATAATTCACCCGCAGCATTTGCAACCTTTTCAACACCGCCTAACAATGCATTTATGCCATTAACTACACCATTGCACATTGTTTCAATTCCACCAAGGATATTGTTTATAACTCCTTTGATGGTTGCCCATATGCCTTCAAAGATGCTTGAAATGCTTTCTTTCATGGTAGTGAAAACAGTTTCAACAGTTGTTTTGATGTTTTCAACGGCATTTGAAATGTTGGTTTTCATGGTATCAAAAACATTTGATACCACAGATGATGCCATATTAACTGCATTGCTAATTGTTGTTTTGATGTTATCAAAAATATTCTGAATGTTTGATTTAACCAGGTTTAATGTATTTGATACACTTTCTTTCATTCTGTCAAATGTGGTAGAAATCTTGGTTCCAAATTCACTAGCTTTTTCTTTGATTAAATCCCAATTCTGATATAAAAGAACCCCTATTGCAATTAATGCACCTATAGCAAGAACAACAAGTGTAATTGGTGAAGTAATAAATGAAAGAGCAGCACCAAAAGCAGTTGTTGCACCTGTTGCAATTGTTGTTGCAATCGTGTGGGCACCTTCTGCAACTGTCAAAGCACCAATTCCAATTTCTAATGCAGCAAGTTGGGCAAGTTCGACAATTCCACCTGCTTTTTTAATTGCCATGGCAACATTGTATGCTGTAATTGCTGTTGTTAATGTTCCAACTGCAACTGCTATTAGTTTCAATTGCGTTTCATGCTCTTTTCCCCACTCTGCTGCTGATTTAAATCCATCAACTATGCCAATCACAAGATCTTTCATGGTGGTATACACTTCAACAACAGCATCTATTGCTGTTTTAATTGCATTTGTAGCATCTTCAGTTGCTTCACCACTTGTAACATACTCTTTGAACTTGTCTATTAATGGTACTACGGCATCTTTCACTTTCTGAAATGCTGTTTTTAAATCATCCATTATTGGTTGAAATTTTTCCTTGAAATATGTACCCATTTCAGAAAAACTTGATAAAGCATCTTGAACAGGTCCAGGTAACTTATCTTCTAGTTCTTCCATAATAGATTGCAAAGCATCCCATAATGCACCACCTATTGTGGATAACAATGATGGGATATTTTCTGTTACATACACAACAAGTTTTGCTGCGCCTTCTAATACAGAAGGAAGTAATTCTTCAATCATTGGGCCTATGTATGGAACAAGTGCTTCAATAACACTTCCTATGCCTTCCACAACCCTTGGTACCGTTTCAACCAACCTTGGGCCAATGTTTTCTGCTACCTGAACAACTGAATTTACTAAATCATCCATTAACCCACTAAAATCAGCATTTTCATCAGCCAAACCTGTCACAAAGTTTGCCCATGCTGCTTTCATGGTGTTTACTGATCCAGAAATTGTTGTTGCAGCTTCTTTGGCAGTAGTTCCTGTTATTCCCATTTGTGTTTGAACAATGTGAATAGCCTTAACTATATCAGCATATCCTGCGGTTAAGTGGCCTGTTGAATCAATAGAAAATTCTGCCGTTTGTGCAAAGGATTCATCTAGTTTTGCTGCATCTTCCAACAATCTGTACATTTCAGTTGCTGTTCCACCATAACCAAGTTTTAAATTATCAAGCATGGTGTAATTCTGCTTTGCAAAACCCTGATAGGCACTTTGTATGGAACTCATACTACTACCCATCTTGTTAGCATTATCTGACATATCAATAATTGCCTGATTTGCATAATCAGCAGCTTTTGAAGTATCACCATTTAAAGATGCAATCAAACTTGCACTAAATGATGTTACAGTTTCCATATATTCATTGGCTGATAATCCTGCAGTTTTGTAGGCTTCTGCTGCGTTTCTCATTACCTTATCCTGGGCATCATCCAAAGCAGCATATTCAACTACACATTCACTTACTGATTTTCCAACTGATTGTGCATATTCCTGAAGGGATTGCCCACCTGCCCCAAAAAGGGTTTCAACACCACCAACTAACTGTTCATAATCGGCATATGCTGAAACCGCTGATTTAGTCATTGCAGTAATTCCTGTTGTTGCCAAGCCCATCCCTGCAGCAGCAACCTTGCCAACTGTGGCCGCAGCAGATCCTATTTTTTCAAAGGCACCACCAATTTTACTGTGTGCTTTTTCTGCTTTTCCCGTTGTTTCATCAATGGCTTTATTTGCATCACTATTATTAATTGCAATTGTTCCAAATAGCTTAAATAATTCCATTTCATGTACCTTTTTATTTCATGTTGAAGCCTTTCAGAATTGCCCTTGCATTGTTTAGTTGATTTTCAACTTCTTCATCTGTCATGGATAAGCCTGGGCTTTTCTGTGGCTTGTTAGCAGATACATCTGTTGATTGTGATTGATGAAGAATTTCATTTTTCCATGCAATAAATGATTTATCTGTGGCACTGTGTATGTACATAAGCCACAGTTTGTTTTCTTCATCCTTTTCAGCTTCTTCTTTTTCTCTTTCCTTTTTAAAGTTGAAAACACTTTCAACAAATTCCCCAAACCGCCCTTGGTTAATGTAAAGATTCATGAATTCAATTGGATTGCTGTATCTTGAATACAGCAAATCCATGAATTCAAATTCACCAATTATAGCAATTTGGAAAGCACCTTGAAAAAACTTGTGTTCTTTGCTTCATTAAAGGTATCAATAATCATCATAGGCAATGTACCAAATTCCATTTCCTTGATTTCTTCAGAAGGAATTCCTGATAATTCTGCCCAAAATGCATAAATATCTTCACCTGCATCACCGCTGATATTTTCAATAATCTTATCAGCAATATCAAGGAACACGGAAATCCCCAACTCCTTCAGATCTGTGCCTTCTGTCACCTGTGCAAATGCTTTTTTGAATTCCTTGAATCCAATTTTGCGTAAAAGCTGCAATAATGGGAATAAATCACCATCTTTCAGTTTTCGTAAGGTGTAGGGCCTTTCAATAATTTCTTCAACTAATGCTTCTTTCTTTGCCATAATTGTTTAACCTTTCTTTAAGCAGTTTTGTTAGGATAGAAGATGTAGATAGGAAGCTTGTCATAAACACCACCTTCAAAATCTGCTGTAGATTTAAATGTGGTTGCAACAACTGCGGTTTCCTTATTCTTTCCTTCTAATTCAAATCCTGATGAACAGATTGCATTTTCAAGAATTGCAATGATTTCTGTTCCATCTGTCATTGTTCCAACGTATGCGATATTATCAAGGTAATCACTTAATTCAATAAGTGACTTTGTTTCAATCTGTGTATATCCCTTGATTAAGGAATCTACTTCCTTGCCCACAATTGCACGTTTGATTGATTCAACTGTGTGCTGTGCAAGGTTAACTTCAAGTGTTCCTGTTTCACCTGTTTTCTGATTAAGGCCCTTGATTTCAACTGAAGCACCATCTACTTCAATAGGTGTAATTTCAGGAATGATTGAAAGCTTGTTACCGCCATTTGTGGCACCAAGAACATTTTCTTCACCATCTGTCCATGCACCAACTACATAATCACCAACATTGGGTGATGTGTAACCACTTGCAACACCAATGAAAGATACATTGGGTGTTAACTTGCCAATCCTAATCTGATTAGGGCCTTCAGGATCAGCATTAG